ACTGCTGCAGTTACAGCAACAACAACTATCACTGTAACACCTGAAACAAAGGTATTCAATACATACTTCTGTGGACAGCAAGCATTGGCTGAGGCCGTTGCTGAAGAGCCACACGTAGTTATTGGACCAGTTGTTGACAAGTTGATGCGTCATCGTCCACTCGGATGGTACGGCGTACTTGGTCAGGCTATCTACCGTCAAGAAGCACTCTACCGTGTAGAAACTTCTTCTTCAGTTAACTTTGTATAAGAGTTGATTGACGGATAAGCAGGAGCAGGAATGTTCCTGCTTATCAGTAAATTAATTTAGGAGATCAATGACTACATATTACCTAACTACACCAACAGAGGAATACGGTCCAGCAGGCGGTGGACGTTTATTCATTCGTTATAAATTAACACGCGGTAAGAGTCTACAACGTAGAAATGGTGTGTGGTCTGAAACAACTTTCCCTACAGAAGATGTAATTGCAGCAGCCGACATATTTTATTTAGGTGGACATGAATATGTTATACCTGAATATCAGGCTCAAGAACTAATTGCTCAGGGATTCGGGGCATACGTAAGGGCGGAATAATGGAACATCAACACATTAGTAAAGTGCTTGACTGGGGATTTAACGAGCATCACGATTTCATAGCAACCCTTTGGGGTTGCGTGTTGTGTGATATTAAAGCAGATAAACCATTTGAGTATGAAGACGTATCTATAGATCACACTATGTGTGATGAAGATTGTTTTGGATGCAAGGCTAAAGGATTGCAGTTAGCAACTGGTGATGCATCAGGTCACATTATCTCTGCTGGTATTACACAGAAGAAGTGGGACAAAGAACTAGATTTCTACAGAGATGCACGCTCTCAAGGTATTCAACCAGAAAGCACAAACCGCAAGGCTGTAGAAAAAGCCATAGAAGCATCAGAGGTTCTTAACAAACCTTACAGTGGTGAAACTATGATTAAGGCTAAAGATGTAAACAAAAACACAGTAGCGGTTATGAAAGAGATCGGACAAATCTAATGGCAGCAAAGAAGAAGGCAAAGCCTATGTCAAGAAACAAAGACATGGCACAAGACAAGAAGATGATGATGGGCATGAAGCCAGCACAAAAGTCCGCCTTCAAGAAGGCTGACAAAAAGATGGATGTCAAGAAGCCAAGTACTAAGGCAGACATGCGTATGGACATGGCACTCCGCCGTCGTATTATGAAGAAGGGTAAGTAACTATGTGCACAGCATGTGGATGCGCGGATCGCGCAGTAACAATTGACGCACCAGTGCGTACAAACACCAAGCATGTAAATCCACCGTCATACGTTGGATCATCATTTGTTGGTGGACAAGAACTACACGAGTCAGATGCAAGCGTAATTAATGGCTGGAATGTTCCAGCACCATATGGAAAAGGAAACTAAAAATGGCTAACGAATACATGAACTCAAATGAGACAGCCGCTGGTCTTGTAATCCCAGTAAAGACACGCAAGGCAGCAACAGACAAGTCATCAGTTACATCTGATTACAAGTCACAGCCAGGACCAGGACAGGCTCCAACGTCTGCTCCACGTGCAGGTGTAGGAACATCACGCGGTCCAGCAAAAGTAGTAGAAGGTGTTTACACACAACCTGTAGTAGGTGGCGGCAAGTTCTAATGGCAATGAAGCCACTTGCTCCTAAGCCAATGGGTTCTAGAAAAAAGGCTACTCCAGTTCCAATGCCTAAGCGCACTGCTGGTGGTACTGCTCGAAAGATTACTCCTGGTCCAAAGGTAAAGACACCTAACATGGGTACTCCTAAAGCAAAGAAGCCTAGTCCATCTAATAAAACAAATTATGGACCGCTTCCTAAAAATCCTACACTTAATGATTACCTCATGAGAGGTATTCGTCCTCCAATGAAAATTAAACCAGGACTTAAGCGTCCATCAGATTCTGATGTAATTCTTAAGGGCTATAACAACAAGAAAGCAATGGGTAAATAAAATGGCAACAAAAGCAGAAAAAGTACTAAAGACGCAAACATTTGCAAGCCGAGGTTTTAACCCACGCCTTGCTGCAATTAAGTATGTTAATGCAGGACTTAATGACCTTGGTTTAAAGCCAAGAGAAAAAGATGCAGTAAAAGAAAAATTAATTCCTATGATGGAAAAACGTATTACACTTGACCGTAGCCGCACAGCATCACGTGCTAAAGGTGTTGTAAATCGTGAAGCCAAGGCTCGCGTTAAGAAAGCAATGGGTAAATAATATGGCAATGAATAAGAAACCTAAGCCACTTCGTCCAGATCCTACAAAGGCAAACTACAAAGGCAATACAGGAAAAAATCCAGTAGTTAAGATTACTAAAGTAACAAAGCCTTTGAAAAAAGCAACGGTAAAAAATCCTTCCGCTCCAAGTGCTTCTAGTCCACGCGGTGGTGGAGTTCGAGTAATTACTAAAAACGAAACCTTTATGAAAAAAGAAACGGCTCGTCGCACTAGAAATGGAACTCTTCCACTTACTAAGACTGTTACTGATTCTATGAAAAGGTCAGGTAATAAATCTTATAAAACAAGTACAGGAAATAAAAAGTTAATTGAGGGTACTCAGGTTCTTAATAAAAAAGGTTACACTCCATTAAAGCCTGGTGAAAAAGCAGCAGCAAATACAAAAGGTGGCAAGTCTTCAGGTGTAAAGCCTAGGAAAGTAGTACAAGCACCTAAGCCTAAAGGTCGTTTTGGTTTAATGTTAGGTGGCGGCAGCGGAATCTTCGGAACAAAGAACAAGTAACAAATGGCTAAGACTCCAGCATGGACACGCAAAGAGGGAAAAAACCCTCAGGGTGGTCTTAACGCTAAAGGACGTGCTAGCGCTAAGGCACAAGGCAGCAACCTTAAGCCACCAGTATCTGCTAAGCAGGCTAAGAAGTCACCTAAGTCTGCTGCTCGTCGCAAATCATTTTGTGCACGTATGGGTGGTATGCCAGGACCTATGAAAGATAAGAATGGTAAGCCAACTCGTAAAGCACTAGCACTCAGAAAGTGGGATTGCTAATGCCTGCAAAGAAAGCAAAGTCTAAAGTTAATGAGGCTGGCAACTATACCAAACCTGGTATGCGTGCATCTTTATTTAAAAAAATTAAGGCTGGTTCTAAAGGTGGCGACCCTGGTGAATGGTCTGCACGCAAGGCTCAACTCCTTGCAGTGCAATACAAGAAAGCAGGCGGAGGTTACAAGTAATGGCTCTTGCTAAATCACAACAGTCACTTAAAAAGTGGTCTGGTGAAAAGTGGAAAACCTCTGATGGTAAGCCATCAAAAGGTAAGAAGAGATACTTGCCAACTGCTGCATGGTCGTCTTTGACTCCAGCGGAAAAGGCTGCAACAAATAAGGCTAAGGCCCAAGGCAACGCCAAGGGAAAGCAATTTGTAAAACAACCTAAATCAATTGCAAAAAAAACTGCTAAGTACAGATAGGTAAAAACATGGCTATTAAACGTAGCGCTACAAGTAAAGACTCAGATAGAGCACGCAAGGCTCGCCTTGAGGCTCGTGTTAAGTCTGGATCAAAAGGTTTAAAAACTACAACTGGTCAACGCCGTGCCGTTGTTAGTGACACAGAAGCACGTCGTGTAGCCCGTACAGCAGTTGGTCGTTATTCATCAGGTAAACCATCTCGCACAGTACGCGGTGCTAAGACTGGACCAATTGCCAGATTAACACCACGTGGTGCTATTAGTGTAACAACACCAAAGAAACGTGCTGGTATAACTAAAACACAAAACAATCCTGTAACAGTTACACGCACTACACCTAAAACAAAAGAAGAAATTGCTAAAGGTATTAGACAAGAACGCTATGAACGTTTAACAAATCTTTTACGCCCTACTGCATCTCCTAGTAGAAAAAAAGGTGGTAAGGTATTTATCGGTCCTAAACGTGGATCAACTGTTCAAGTTACTAAATCATCTGCTGCTACTGAACGTGCAAAAAAAGTAGACCCAAAAGATAGAAAACTTGATGCCTCACGCAGAACTGGAATGAAGGCTGCTGAAGAAGCACGTAGCAGAAAAACTCCTGCTGAACGTGAACAAGAGCAGCGTCGTGATAAAACAGAATCACGTGCTACTAAACGCTCTAGCGTAAATGATCCTCAGCAACG